CTGAAAGTTTTAATTCTTTTGCAATCTCTTTTGCTGTTGCACCTTGTTTTCTCATTGCGTCTATCTCTGACATTCTACCTTCAGCAATATCTGATAATAGATTTATACCTGCGTCTTTGATTGCACCTTGAGTCACCGTATCCATATTCTTAATCATTTTGATTACAGCGGGGGTTACATCTTTTTTAGTTTTGAATTGCCATATTCTTTTGATGTTTTGAATCTGTCTTGGATTCATTTTTGGTTCTAGGTAACCAGCTTCGCTGATTTTTTCAACCTCTGCCATTGCCTCTGACATTGTTTTTCTATATCTACTCATTAGTTATCTACCTTTGCTCCCGCTCTCCATTGGTAACACGACCAATATCTTGCTTTAGTTTTTGGACCAGGATTATCACAATTGTGCCTTGCTCTGAAAGATTTACGTCTTTCTGGATTGTCTCTTTTGATACTTAATCCTGTTGTGTCGCCAAACGATACTTTTTTGATTTTATCTCCGTCTCTTACATAGACGTAAAACTTCTTACTACCACCACGTATTGGGTCATTAAGTTTGACCTTTTTACCTTGGTACATTGCCTCTTCAATGCCTTCCAATTCGTGTTCATAGATTACATCTTCACAGGCCTTGTCAATATTATCATATTGTTTAAATGTTCTAACTTTTTTAGTCATTAAACTTTCTCTATCATTTTAGCGACAGCCTCTTTTAGCTTCGCTTCCCATTGTTCTTTGTATCGTTCCCTATATTTATTCATTGTGGACTCTGTAGCCGCCCATTCTTTTATATCTTTTTCACTAGGTTTTTCTCGTTCTCTATCCAAGAAACCCTTAACTCTCTTGACATTAGGGTTATCACCGCTACCTGGTTTTGATGGTTTGTAAGTAGGGTTTTCAAAACCTGAATAATCTGGTTCTCCTGGTGTTATGGTTGACGTGTGTTTATAGTAGTCGTTACCAATGTCTGTACTTTCAACTTTGGTTTTGAGTTCGTTATATAACTCGCCAAACATCTTCTTAAATTTCTTCGTGTGCTTACTAGGTTTTGTTTTTGCTGTCTTATCTCCAGGTGCTGGTTTGTTGTCATTTTTAGTTGTGTCTCTGCCTTTAAAATGGCCAGCTCTTTTATCTTTAACATCTTTTTTTAGTCCACTATAATACTTTTTAGGTTGTGTGCCTTTTTTATCTTTCACGTCTTTATCTTGAGCAAGTCTATCAGTATGTGCCTTTGAGGCTTCTGATACTGCTTCAAATCCATAATCAACGTCTAGGTTAAATTCCCTCACGTCTACCTCTCTATCTGCTGATATAGGTACACAATCCCATATCCAAGCTTTGTGTAAATTATTATTATTATCTTCTAGTACAATATAATTTGTACCTTTTCTTTTTACTATTCCTTTAACATCTTCTCTGACATAATCAACTTTGTCACCAATATTAAATATCATTTCTCTAATATATAAGTCTCTTATTTGTTGATGTTCAAAGTCTTTAAATGGTACGACTTCTCTAGTCTCGCCTGTGTATTGAGCGGCTAAATTCATACCTTTTCTTACTTGTCTCATTATAGCATTTGCGTCAACACCTCTTGGTAGTCCTCTTCTAAAACTAGCAATGTCATTTGTTGAAGCAGCTGCTCTCATTTTACTTGCTGACATACCTGATACATTGTCGGCATCCGGGTCTCTTTCGCCAGCAGATACAATATTAATATTATCAAAGTTATAATAGCCGTGTCTTGACTTGTAATCATTATACTTTTTAATTATTGTATCAAATTCTCTTACTCTATCACTACCTACGACCATTGTAATATCACTATATCCTTTTTTATAAAGCATAGTGCAAATATCTAATATCATATTTGTAGTATTAATTTCTATTTTTCTTGCGTGTCTAGGAAACATTCTTTTCATAATCGCTAATTTATCTCTAGGCGATAATGGATTCTTTTTAGGGTCCTGACTTCTACTTAAATAAATTCTATAATCATCTGCATTTATACTTGCCACCTTATTAATTAATTTTTCGTGGCCAGTTGTAGGTGGATTAAATCTACCAAAACTAAACGCAAGTGATTTACCTTTTGCTTCGTGCATTTCTAGGTCATCAATCTCTTTATCAGAAACTTTACCGTCATCTAAAATTTGTTTACATTTTTTATAAAACTTAATATAGTGGTATTTTTCTAACATTTTATAGATAACATTTTTAGGTAATCTATTCTTAATACCAAACTTTTGTATTTCATCTGGCGACATATCTTTATCAAAGGCAGCTCTTCTATCTGCGTCAACACCATCACCAACTTTTACAATTTGTTCTACGCTATCCTCTATCTCTTCTAATTTATCTTTTACTTTATCTTGTAAATCTAAAATATCGTTAGGTTCTAATTCTTCTAATTCTCTATAATCTATAATGTCTCTTTTTAATTCACCTTTAATTACATCTAACTCATCAACTTTTTTTTGAAAATCTTTAATATACATACCAATATCAAAAGAAAAGTCTTCAGGTTTTTTTATAAACTCATTTGTTTCTATATCAAATACGGCGTCTGCCTTTTTATTTTGGTCATCATACGTATCTTTATCTGTAATAAAATAATAGTTAATAGGGTGTTTAGAACCAGGTATTAGTTTACCTTGAATATTATTAGGATTAGAAACTGACAAATACTTTTTAGATAGTCTTAATCTTTCGTCTTCTTGTTTCTCGGCAGGCACATCAAACAATACATTGATGTCCAAGTCTGCGTCATTTCTATATCTTTTTGTAAGTATAGAACCTATTAGTGAAGTTTTTAAAACAGGATACTCGGACTCAAATTCTTTTAATTGGTCTGCAATCTGTTTCTTTACACTATCTTTGATTTTAGGATTAGGAGTATCTGCGTCATCAAAAACTGGTTTCGCATAAGTCCTTCTCGGTATATCAATTATAGATTCTTTAAACGTTTTCATCTTCTTCTTAATTTTCTTTCTGTTGCCATCCATCTTTTTGCTGTGTATGACATAATTTTATTTGACAATAAACTTCTAACAGCTTTGCCTACTTTATTCATAACAATAGTTGTAAGTTCTCTATCGTCTTTACTATTATCAACAATCACCATATTACCCATACCAAATAAATTTTGAAATCTACCAATATTAGATTGCACAGCTTCCCAGGATTTTCTTGTAATATATTCTGGTACGCTTCGTTCTCTTTTAGAGTTTCTTTCTAACGCAACATCTAAACTAGTGTTAACAAATATCATATAACAATCATAACCTAATTGTCTTAACTGAGCAACTTGACTTTTAATTTTATCATAATCCCTACCTGTACCATCAACTATCATACCTAATCTACCTTTGATTGATAAGTCCATAATATTACCTGTTGTTGCCTTTGCTCTCGCTCTTAACATATCTCTTGCCTCTGCCTCACTATCTGGCATTTTAAGAGATAGATTATTTTTCTTTAATGCATTTTCAAAAGCATTATCAGAGTTAATCATTCTTAAACCTGTACCACCAAAAGCACTTCTGGTTACAAATGTTTTACCAGAACCTGGACCACCTGCAAGAAAAAATGCTTTGAATATATTAGGGTCATATAAACCCTCTTTTAATTCTTGATATCTTATGTCGTTAAATGATTTCATCTTTCTATTCTTTTTATTATTTTGTTTGCAATAACTTCAGGTTCAGCACCCTCAGCTTTTATATTTATTAATTGGTCTTCAAAATGCTTAATAACAGGACCAACTTGTTTTTCGTGTTCTCTTAATCTTTGTTTTATAACCTCTGGTTTATCATCTGCTCTACCTCTGGCAGTTAATCTTTTAATCACTTCTTGTTCAGATACTTGTAAATTAATAATAAAGTTATGTTCTATATTATTTTTATCCATTGCTCTAACTTGTTCCATACTTCTAGGAAAACCATCAAATACATAACCGTTTCTTGCGTCTGGTTTTTTTAATCTATTAATCACCAAACGCATTACCATTTCTGTTGGCGCAAATTTACCTTGGTCTAATAAATTTTTTACTTTTCTTCCGTCTGGTGTATCTTTCTTTGCTAAGTCTCTCATCATATCACCAGTATAAATGTGTGGTATGTCAAAGTGTTTTGTAATATATTTTGAGTAAGTTGATTT